TATCAACGCTTTTATTTCAGCGTCATTTAAACCTAAGTCTTTTAGTTTTTGTTTGCCTGTTGATGCGTCTGTTTCTTTTTGTGTTTCTGCATCTTTTAATTCTTGTATCTTTGCATTTACTTCAGCTTCAGTTGGCATAGTTGCACCATCTTTAATAATCTTAATGTGTTGGTATTGCATACGTTCAGAGTTAGGAATTTTATTTCCATTGTCATCATGTGTTTTCCAGCCGTACCAGTTACCACCATTGAAAGTATGTAATGCGTCTTGTAAATAATCTCTATTCATTCTATGTGTCTCCTAGTCTAACAAATGTAAATCCTGTAAGCTGTCGATTTGTTGCACCAGCAACATTTAAATTTCCAGCAGTTTGTTGTCTTACATGAAATTTTACTTTGTCATTTGAAATATCAGTTACATCAAAAATATACATACAAGTGGTATTAGCTTCTTCTGCTGTTCCTAAAATTGCACCATAACTTGATGCTCTCCTATTGTAAGATGAGTTATCTGTTGTTACATAAATTTCTAAACCAACAAATTGATGTGTTACTGAACCATTTTGATAAAACGCACCAGTTCCAGTTATCAAATAAATACCAGTTGATGGAAATGAAAAAACGCCAGAACTTTCAGACATTCCTGTGCCAATACTTCCAGCATCTGAAGTATCAGCTTTTTCAAGATTTGTAGTTAAAAAAGTATTTGTAGAAGTAACAGTAACTGAACTTAATCTCCATTGTTCTGCCATTGTAATTGTATTAACACCACTTGCTAATTTGCTTTCAGCTATTGTTCCGTCAACTATCATAGCATTTGTAACTGAACCAGATGCTGGAGTTACTGTTTGAACAGCTTTACCAAGAAATACTGCATACATTGTATCAGTAGCTGAAGTTGCAGCAGATAGAGTTAAAGATGTGCCACTAGCTGTATAAGCATAAGAACTTCCAGGTTGTTGAACAACATTATTAATTACAAGTCTTATTTCGTTTTCATTGGCTACAGAATAGTCTAGCGTATATGAAGTTGTTGCACTTGTTGTAAAGTGCTGAACTGCAAAGCTAGTGTAGCTTAAAGCTGGTGTATTTCCTAAATAACCCATTATGCAATATCCGTTAATAATGAAACAACAACATCTGCATTACCTGAAGCATTATCAGATTTGACTTTAACTGCTCCACCAGAAGGAATAACAACTTTTCCAGAAATAACTTCAAAAGCTGATCCAACAGGTATAGGACATTCTTTGATTAAATATCTATCATTAGATCCGTCATTTAAAACAACGTCTACTAAAATAGAAGATCCACCAGTATTTGATACTAAACAACCAATCATAATTTGTTTGTTAGCTGTAGTAGTAACTACTGTAGTCAAAGAATTGTTAGCCAATCTTGCATTTGTTGAACTAAAATTGTTTGCCATATTTTCTCCTTAATTATCCTAATGCAATTGCAAAGGGAATACTATTATCTGTAGCAGCAATAGATAAAGTCTCATTACCACCATCATTTGTTTCTGTAAACGTCACATTTGTACCTGCAACTAATTTACCATTTAAAAATCCTGCAGTTGTATCATTAGCAGATACTTTTGTTTTTACATCAGTATCAGCAACAATTGCTACCCAAGCAGATCCATTATAATATTTAAGTTCATTAGATGTAGAATTGTAAAATAGATCACCTTCATCTAATGATGTAGATGGATCTGAACTACCTATTCTGTATTGATTAGCAAAAGTATTAACATCAGTAATATTTGATGCAACAGTAGTTACATTTGATGCTATTCCTGCAACAGAAGTAACATCAGAAGCTATACCTGCTACTGAAGTTACATTTGATGAAATACCAGCAACCGTAGTAACATTTCCAGATATTCCAGCGACTGTAGTTACATTAGCAGCTATTGGGCCAACTTGTCCTACTTCTGTAGATATACCTGCAACAGTTTGTATATCTGAAGAATCTCCTGCCACAGTAGTAACATTACTAGAAATACCTGCAACAGTAGTTACATTTGCTGATATTCCACCTACTGTGTTTACATTAGCTATATTATTTCCTACAGTATTTACATTAGTTATTGAACCTGCAACTGTATCTATTTCTGGAGTTGCTTCTTGTAAATCTGATGCAACAGTTTCTATTTCGGAAACAGCTTCATTTAAATCATTTGCAACAGTTACAATATCTGCAATGTTTGTTGCAACTGTATTAATATTAGTTATGTTTGTAGCTACCGTATTGATATTTGTAACTGCACCTGCAACTGCTGTAACATTAGATGCAATACCACTAACTGTAGTTACATCACTAGCTATTCCTGCAATTGTTGTAATATCTGTAATGTCTTGTGCAAATTCTAAACCATTACCAGAACTGTTTACTGATAATACTTTATTAGCTGCAAGGTTTGGAAATGTAATATCAAATGTATTTGCTGTAGTAGCAGCAGCTTTTGGAGAAAATTTTAAATCTCTTTCTAGCTGTTGACACATAGCTATAATTTTATCTAATTCATCATTTAAAGAACTAATTTGAAATGCACCAGATGTAGGAAAGTCAGTAGATCTAGCAATTGCTAAATCTCTAAAAATAGTTATTACATCATTAAGAGTAGCCCCACTCCCCCCTAATGTAATTGATCCACCACCAGAAACTCCTGCTCCAGATACCGAATATTGAGAAGCACTTGATGGTGATGCATTAAATGTTAGTTGGCTTGTGCCATTAAATACTTTAATGTCTGCAGTTGTAAAAAACTCAAATGGCACTGCAAAACTAGTTTGTCCACTTGTTGCTGTATATTGAACTCGAGGTTCTGTATCAGAAATAGTAATAGCCATTAATGTAATCCTTTTTGAATATCGTCAAATAACCAATCAAGATACCATACATTTTGAAATGGTATTAACCTACGCACATTTTTTGCACTGTGATGGTTATATTGATTCCCACCAACATCATACAAGATGTCAAATATATTATAAATTTGTCCACCTGTTGGCCCAGCTAATGTTCCAGCTTTCCATCTGTTAGAAGATCCATATGGTCTATCTTCTCCAAACATTGGGCCAATACCAAATCTGTTATCTGTTAAAGTTTCTATTGCTTTATTAATATCTGTATATATTCCTGCTAAACCAGATCTATCAAAACCATTTAATAATTTAGTAGTTAATGATTGTTTAGAATAATCTCTACCAAATCTAAACTCTGTATATATTTTATCTATAATCATACCTGATCCTACTAATAATAATGAACCAAACATAAAATCCATATCTTGTTCTTGCATACCTCTCATTAACATTCTTTGATTTGCACCAATTGCAAATTTTTTAAACTGAGTTAATAAACTACCTAACTCTGTACTCATAAATAGTGGAGTATCTCCTAATCCTGGAGTAACAATAGTAATATTTATATCTTTATTAAGTGCTGCACCAAAAGCATCTACTGCTTGTGCATCTTCCCACTTAGCAGTATTAGCCATAAAATTATGTTTAGTTTTTTCACCATGTTTTTCAAATTGAACAGCTATTCTTCTAGCCATATCTTGATCTATACCAGAAGATGATAATGCAGTTTTCCATTTATCTGGTAAAGAACCTTTAGTCCATCTAATAGAATCTTCAATAATTCTAGAACCAATAGTAACAGATGCCATAGACTTAGCCATTTCTGTCCATCTAGACATAAGGTTTACATACATAAAATTAATAGCTGATAGTTTACCCATACCACTTTCAAGCTTAGATGTAATTCCAAACATATCACCAACGTCTGCAAATAACATAGCTCTTTGACCTGTAACCATATCAACAGCTTCACCAAATGATTGAGCTTCTTTTTTACCCATATTGTAAATTGTTTTACCATCTAAAAAATCAGAAAACATTTCAAATTGAGTTTTAAATCCACGTTTTATACCAGATGTCATAACAACACGAGCAACGTCTGGTATTGCAGCTGCAAAACCTGTAAGCATAGTTAATGCATTATAATGTTTAGCTGTTCTCATAGCTTGTGATGTCCAAGAATGAGGATTAGAAGGTAATCCATAAGTACCTCTAATTAATTCTATAGAAGCTTCTAAATCAGACAAAACTTTATCTCTTTCTTTAAAGATTGGTTTTCTTTTTTCTTTTAATGTATTTCTAATCCAATCTGCTTTTGCTTTACCTTTAAGATTTTTTGGAGCTGTTACTGATATACTTTGTGCTTTAATATTAAATTCATTATTAATTGTCATTAATCCAGGATTAAAACCTGACATTTCACCATCTAAAAAATATTTAACTCCTAATCCATTTGGATCACCATATTTTTGAGTAAGAAGAATATCTGGTATTATTTGTCTAGCATAAGCTTTTTGTAATGCAAAAATATCACTTAAAATAAATCCACCATCTAATAATTCTTCTTGAGCTATTCTATCTAAATTTAATTCTCTAGCTCTAACAGATCTAGCATATCTTGGTCTATTAAATGCATATCTTTCTGTAAGATCTCCCATTGTTTTTTCAAATCTAACAAATGGAAAATGATTAGATAAATCTTTAACTAATTGATTTAATTTAGATTCATTAATAGTAATTTTAGCTCTTTGAAAATGTCCTCTAATAATTTCTTTAAATTTTTCAGGACTTTTTTCAATAGCATTTTTGACATAAATAATATTAATATAATCATTAACTCCACGTTTTTTAACATTAGCTAGTCTTTGAGTTAATTTATCTATTTGATTTTCTATTTTAGATATATTCCATGTAGTTTTTACATTATCTACTTTAGATGTATAATTTCTAAATGTTTCACCTTTTTTTCTCATTGCATCTAATTGACTTTTCCAAAATAATAATTCAGTTTCTACTGGCATTTCTCTAATACCTAACTGTTGTACTTTTTCAAATAATGGCCCATAAACTTTATCTTGAGTATGTCTAGCTGCTGCTGATACTTCTTGTATAGGATGTGAAAAACCATTTAATCTAGCTCTAGTAACTTCATGACTAAATTGTGCTAATGACATTCTATCCATAAATCCACCAGGAGTATCTTTAGTTAATTTATTGTGAAGATTTAAACCTAAATCTGTTTTTGGAACTGCACGAGATCCTTGTATTCTAGCAATATATTTTTGAAATTCATCTTTAATTAATTTATGAGATTCTATTTCACCTACTCTCATCATACGCATATCTGTTTCAATTGATTTACCTGAAGATTGAAATCCCCATTCTTTAGTATTTTTTAATTTTAATAAAGGTGTATCTAAAAGATCACCAATCATTTTTCTTGCAGTTAAAGATGTGTTTTGTTTAATTAATCTAAATACAGGAGTCCATGGCCCTTCTTCACCAAATACACCTAAATTACTTTTAACAAAAGTTTCTCCTTCCATTTTTTGTTTAGTTGTCATTTTGGTTTTGAAAATTCCTTCAGCACCAACTCCAGAAGGTTGTGGATCAGTTTTATTTGGATTTACAAATGTTCCATCAACAGCAATATCATTTTGCTTAACAGTTTTGTTTCCAATAAATTGATCGTCTAATTGTTTTAAATTTTTTTGTACATTCAAAGGAACTTTTGCAGTTAATTTATTAACTAAAAAAGGAAGCGTATAACCCCAAGCAGCTACCATAGGAACCATAGAATCATCTCTAAATGGATCAATATTTTGTTTTACAATTTCTTCACCTAACATAGCAGTACCAGCTATTCTTGCAGTTTGGCCTATTTTTGTAAAAAATAAATAACTTGATGGATCTAATATTGCTCCAGTTAATCTACCAATCATATACCAAGGACTTTCTTTATTAACTTCATTATATCTTTTTATTTTATTTAAAGTTGCTGCAGTTTCAGCACTACTTTGACTAAAATAAAAATGATGCATTAAAGATTCATAACCGTTTAATTGTGGATCACTAGATGGATTATAATTTTCTTCTGGAGTAAAATCTGCATTATTTAATAAATTTTTTGCAGCAATCATTGAAAGGTTTTCTTGTTTAAAACCATCCCAAAATGCTGACATGCTATAATCTTTAGGATCTTCTTTTTTAGCAATAATAGTATTTTGATTAATAGGTGTAATAAATTCCATTATTGTAATTTACCATCATATGATCTAATACCCATTGAATAACCTTCTCCAATTATTTGCAATGCAACATCAGAATTATATTTAGAGTTAAATGCATCTTTTCCTGCTTCATGTTGAACCATAAAATAAATTAATTTTATCATTTGATTTTTATTTAATAAATCAACTTGTGTATCTCTATTTAAAATAGGATGATTATCTAATGCATTCATATAAGATGCCATATTTGTAGAGTATTTTGTACCTTTTAATATTTGTTCAATTGTTGGCGTAGATGAATATTCACTTTGTATTGTTTTTCTAATTTTTTTAATACCATCTGTTAAAGATGAATGATTTAAAAATAATCTAGTCATAGCTCTAATACTTTGTTTAGGATGTGTAAATACAGCTACATTTCTACCATCTCTTTGATATTTTATATCTAATTCACCATCCCAATTTGCAGAAGATAAAGCACCCCAGTTATTTGTTCTTAATGTTAAAGGAACTTTATTTCCTTGTTCATCTATTTCTTTATCATAATTATTTTGTACCCAATGTTTAAAGATTACTTCTGCATTTGCATTTGATTTTTTTAATTCCCATGGTGGATAACGAGCTTCTAATACTTTTTCAATATCTGATAAATTTTGACTTTTTTCAATTTGTTCATTTAATGATAATTTATTATTTGCTTTAGTATGTGCTATTCTTAAATCAGATTCTATTTCTCTTAAATCACCTTTAAAACCCATTACTTTAGCTAACCAACCAAAAGGTCTTATATCAGTTGCTAATGTTTCTGTTTCTCCAAAAAATTTAGTTTTAACATCAATTGATGGGTGAAATCTAAAATCAGATAAAGAAATACCATTTCTAATTATTGAATGTAATGTTTTTTTAAACCAAGAATTTTTATTGTATTTTTTACTATCTTTAAATGCATTTGGATTCATAGTTGCAACATCTGACCAATCAAATGCATTTTCTAAATTTTGAAACCAATCTGTTTTTATCCAATCTTGATATATTTCATCTGTTATTTCATTTACTAATTGATGTTTGCTACCGTATACACCTTCTTTATAATTAACTTTCATATCTACAATTGGTGCAAAATGTTCATCAAATGTAACTGCTAAACCTTCTTTTTGATCTAATATAGATAAAGAGTATGCTTGTTTATCTTCATCTGTATTATATAATAAAGGTTCAATAGCAATTCTTATATTTCCATTGGGATTTGAAAAATATTGATTTAATAAATTATTTATATCTTCCCATTTACTAGTTCCAAATTTTACTTGATTTTCTAATGGAGAGTTCATTGTAAAATTTTTTTTAACAAACCCATATATATCATCATGTCTTACTTCTCCATGTTCAAGCCAAAAAGGTCTTTTAATTAATTCAGGTGTTCCAGAAAAAGTATATTCATTAATTCCATATCCTAATTCTTTCATTTTATGTGCTGTTTTAGTCCAAGCTGCATTAACAAGTTTATTATTAGGTATATTTGTAATTTCAGGAATTGTTTCTCCTTGTGACATTGCTGCCATATTTTCTGCAAATATTTTTTTCATTTCATCTTTTGCTGCAGTAGGTATTAATTTAGCTTCATTATATGCAAACCAAGTTGTTTGATCTGAACTTCTAAACATATGTTTGTGTAATTCATCTCTTTCATCTCTAAATAAATTCATTAAAATATGTGGAGTTTGTAATTTATATGAAAGTATATTATCAAATGTTTTATTAAAATTAGGATTTAAAATTAAACTATCTTTTCTTTTAGTATAATTTTTATTATCTTTAATAAGATTATTAATTTTTATACCTGCAGTATCAAAATCATTTATACTTATATCATCCATTACTCCATTAGTTATTGATTTTTCAAACAAATCATTAAATTCTGCATATGGATAAAATTGTTTAGCATATTGATAAATAAATAATTGATTATTAAAATGATCTAAAGAACCTTTAGTAGATAAATCTGCTGCTGGATTAACTGTTAAAAATTCTTTTAACCCTTCAGGAAATATATCTTGTTTAGATAAAACATTAAATGCTGTTGTTAAACTATTTGCATTTGCACCTTTATATTGTATTTGATTTATTCCATTATTTTTTAAAACAAAATCTGCAAATTTTTGTGGATCTACATTATGATCTTGAAATACTATTTGTTCATCTGGTTTTTGTGAAAATTCAGAAATTAATTTTTGTACTCTATTATTTTCTTCTACAATATCTATTAATTTTTTAAAATCTTCAGAACCATAATCTATTTCTAATTGAGCTGCTAAATCTGATACTTGTACATTGCCACCTTTAAATTTTTCTCCACTTAATACGTTTCCATATTCTTGTGCAAATTCAAAATTAAAACTTGTTTTTTTTAATTTACCAACAATTTTTTCTTTACTAAATGCTTCGTATTTATTTTCAATATTATTAATTATTCTTTTTCTATCATCATCATCTTTAAGTAATTTATTTACAATATCTGTTACTGGGTTATTTGGATCTAATTCTACATTGTAATCATCATTACCATTAGCAAAATTATATAACCAATTTCTTGCTCCTCTATCATTTCCATTATTATCTAATAATTTCATAATGTTTAATCCTCTAGAAACAATAAGAGCTTCTAAATTTTCTTCTACATTATTTATGTGATCTTTATCTGTTAGTTTACCTAAATTAACTAAATTTATTAAATCTTCATAAGCTAATTCATTTACATTTTTCATGTTTTCTAAATATTTTGCATTAATTGAAGTTGTTCCAAATTCAACATTTTCTTCATTAAATAAACTCATTGCAAAATCTGATTCTGCTTTCCAATTATTCCAATTAGTTTCTCTATCTCCAAATATTTTATTGTTAGAAATTTGTCTAAAATTTTTAGATGCAGATAAAATAGAATTTTGACTATATTCAGACAACATTGCATTAGCTTGTATTTTGTATGCATTAGGAATTGTATCTAACAAAGTTTTAGAATAAGTGTCTACTGCTGCTTTCATTCCATTAGGATCATTTTCAAAATCAACTCTAAATTTTTCAAATTGATCTCTAGTTTTTATTTGAAAATCTTGAAAAAAATTAGCTTTAGCATTTTGATCTGCTTCTCTTTGTAATCGTTCTAAAGTAGGTTTAAATGCATCTACAGCAATACTTAAATAACTAGATGCAGGTACATATGGTGTACTTCCAGGAGCTTGTATTTTATATTGTGTTTTTTCTTTTTTTAATGCCATAATTAACTTTCGTATAAATCTTTTTTAGCTTTATATTCATAACCTGCACTAGTTATACTTGCCCATCCACCAAATTGTTCTTTACGTCTTTGAGATGCAGCTATATCTTGTGCATAACCAATATCACCAACTTTAGTTCCAACATTTAATCTTATTGTAGCAAGATCTTTTTCAAATGTTTTTGTTACATCTTTTTGTATATTTAAAAATGATCTACTATCCATTGAAAAACCAGAACCTGCTTGTGTTGCTTTATTAGCAGCAATTGTTGCTAAATAAGTTTCACGTCTTTCATCAGCTTCTTGTCTAGCAATATCTTCAGCAGCTTTCTTTTGAGCTTCATATCTTTGAGCTTCTATCTTAGCTTGTTTTTTAGATTCTTTAATGTCGTAAACTGTTTTAGCAGCAGTTACTACAAACATAGTTACTGGATCAGCACTCATGCAAAAACTACCTCCACTGACATTCCCAAGATTTTAATTGGTAAAGGATCATCTTGGCTTAAAGTTACTGTTGGACTTTTACTATATCCTAAAAAGAAAAATTCTTTTTTATCTGTTACTGGTGTTAGGTCAGAGCCACCTTGAAAATTAACTTGTTGAATAACTAAAGCTTTAGAGGTGCTGTCTGCTGCTTTAATTGTCATATCAAGGGTAGTGTTAAGATCCACGATGGCTCTTGAGATTCTTCTTGGTAGACCAGTTAATGGCCCTTCTGGTAATTCTTTATCTATTGGCATAGTTTCAATTATTGGAATATAGTTAAAACCAACTTTAAGTCCAGTAGCTTTTGGTGCATTTGTCAAAGTTATTTGATCTGTACCAGATACTGTAAATGATCCAATTGAACTATTACCATCAATAATATTAACAGATTCATTTGTATATATACCATTAACATCATGTAAAAAACCTGTTGTAAAAGTAACTACTGCATTATCTGCTGGAGTTGCTGCTAAATTTTTATCAAGTGTTAAAGAATATTCTCCACTACCATTATTAACTAGTGATTGAATAGTATATTCTGTTGCATTACCAGCAATTGTAAAAGATTCATTTACTACAGGATCTGAAGTTAATCCATCAACTACTAAAACATTACCAGATTGAGATCCACCATCAACAAGAGGTGTTCCTCTTTGATTTAATGTTGTAGTTGTTTGGCAATCTAATGTTTCTGTATCATCATCTGCAAATTTTTCTAATGTATATACAGTAGAGCTATTTAAAGATCTTTTGCAAATTACTACTAAATTTTCATTTAAAGATGCAATAGATTGAAAAAAATCATTTTCTCTTGTAGACCATAATCCCCAACCTGCAATCTTTTCATCTCTTACAGAATGAAATAAAGCAAGTTTGCCATTATGTGTAGATCCACTATTTAAAAAAAATGCATATTGTTCTGGTCTAGTAAAGTTACCTTTCATAATTGCAATTTCTTTTGGTGAGTCAATTAAATGTTGAGCAAGAATTGATACAGCAGTAGATTTATATCCATCTTCTAAATCAGAATAAACAAACTCTCTAACAGCTTTACCATTTTTTTGAACAAAACCTGTAGCTTGGTCAAACATATGTGGTGCTGTTCTAGATATACCATAAGGTGTTTGTCTTAATATACTTATGTTAGAAGGTGTAATAGTATTGTCAGTAGAATCTGGAATATAATATTCTCCACCATCAGTAAAAACTTGTAGGTCTTTACCAGATAGCATATGTCTTATTTCGTTTACTGAATCACCTGTAATATCAGAGTCGAGAGCTTCCGAATCTAATCCAGTACCTAAACTAAAATTAAAATAATCTCCAATATGAGATGCAAGTATACCTGCAGGTCTTGATTTTAAACCAGCTAACCATAATCTATTATGGTGAAAAGTTACTGCTTGTGGAAATCCACGTTTAGTAGATACTGTTTGTTCTTTCCATTCAAGATGAGGGCCAGTTGTAACCATGTCTTCAATAATTGTAATAGTAACTTGTGTTCCAGAAGTAAATCCTGTAATTTTACCTTGTTTACCATTTATTAAAATATAATCACCAACTTGATTACTTGTAAATGTACTACTACTTGCAGTAACAGTTCTACCTGTTCCTGTTGCATGAGAAGATAAAGTTACATCAATAAGTCTATCTGCATATCTATAAAATGGTTGTAAACTTTTATTTACACCACTAACACTTACACTTGTATCTATATCAAATGTAAATTGTCTAATAATAAATGATGTTGCAGATTCTCTAAATATTTCTCTTATTTCATTATCTCTATGGGTTATAAAAATAGTATCACCAAATTGTGCAAAGTTTAATTCAAACAATTGAGCTGTAGTCCAATTTGCATTAGTTGTATAATTGCTTGTTAATGCTGTACCACTTATATTGTAAACATCCATTCTTTGATTTGATAAAACAATAATAGCTATTTCATCATCAGAAAAAACAAATGGAATAATTCTAGATTCTGCAGGTAGTGTTGCAAGATAAGAAGTACCTGGTCTTCTCATTAAACCACCTTCAGCTAATAATGCAAAGTTTCTACATTGTTTAGCACCTTGAAAATAAGATGGTACATCAGTTCTTGTTGCTAATAATGGATTAAGCTCACCAGACGAAAAGTTCGTTATAACAGTTTTTAATGTTCTTCCCATTATACATCCGTTCTAGTAGATCTTCTAAGATTAATAAATCTATTAGAATCTAAGACTTTAGTAGTTGTTTCTTGTGCATCAATATTTTTAGCAACTAAAAATTGTCTTTCAGCTAATTCTTTAAATTGTCTAATCATAGCAGAATCTCTAGCAACAGAACCTGCAAATATAGATGCTAATTCGTATTCTAATGCAAGAACAAAATGTGGTGGAAAGTATGCTTCGTCTACTCTGTAAATATAATCCATAATTAATGTACTATTAGAACCATATCCATTTACATAAATATAATCTTTGTATCTTGAATATGGAATTATAATATCATTAACTGTTATTGTATTAATTTGTAAAACTTCTGGGTCTGTTGGTATTTGATAACCATAATCATATCTTCCAGTAGGAGCTGCTGCTAATAATGAAAGTGTTTGTTGCGTTGTAGAAAATCTCCATCTACATCTTGTAAGAGCAGCTTTAGTAATATCTTCGTATATGTTACTGGCAACTAATGCTTCTGTGCTTCCATCAGAAAAAGATGTAATAGGTTGCGCACCTATCATTACCAAAGCTCTTGCACATATATCTATATTTGTTGTTGCCATAATAATAAAAAAATGACTTGGGGGATTTCTCCCCCAAATCGAATTAGCCTTATGCTAATTTTGCAGTTGTTACAGTAGTTGCACCAGAAGCAGAACTTACTACAAGTAAGTCAGACTCCATAGTACCACCTACACCAGCAGCAACAAGGATCATATCACCTTGTTTAAGCTCAGCGTAAGCACTGTTAAAGTAACCACTAGCTACTATAGATGAAGTTGCATCTCCGTCAGTGTAAAACCAAAGAGAGTTGCCACCCATCTGAGCTACCTTTTTGATTGGATTGTCAGTTGCGTATGCCATATTATATTCTCCTTAATTATTACTCTGCACACTTCTGTATTCTAATACCATCAGAATCAATTAATACACCACCTATAGAAAGCATAGATGTAATTAAGTGTGATACTTTTTCTGGTATATAGTTTACTTCAGTTTTAACGTCAGAACCAATTCCCATACCAATTGATGATTTGTGGAAAGCTACAGTATGTCTATCAGTTGAACCAGAAGTTTCTAGTCCACTGTGTACAAACCATAAGAATCCTAACCATCTCTTAGCAGTCATACCACCAGCATAAGGAAGTTCACCTTCTCCTACATACTCGACTCTTGAGAATTGATCTAGGTTGATTAGGTCAGACCATTGTTTAGGCCCAACTACCCAGTATCTTTGTTGGTCATCTGGTACGTCATTAGTATTGAAAAGTTCCATCATAGCTTGAGCTTTTCCTAGGTTCATTCCAGTACCTGTACCTGATGAGTTATTAGCAAGTGCTGTTGCATTTTCCATTACAGAAGTAATAACGCTGTCAGTTTTTCTACCTAAAGCGTATGCTGCTGAATTTGCAACTACTTGTCTTTCGTCAATGTTTACCTTTAACTCGTCTAACTTGTCAACGTAATCTGCTGCATAGTAATCAGTTAAAGTTGCTGACACATTGCTGTGAGCTAGATCCATTGCAACTACTTCAGCATGTCTTGCTTTAGTGTTTGCAGAACCTTTTGCAACTTTCTGAAACTTAACAGTATTACCATTAACACCGTTCACAGTTCTTGTTAGGTTCTTTAATTTAGAACCCATTCTTTGATAAGCCATGTGAACTTCAGCTTCGAATTGAGTTATAAAGGCATTTGTTATTGATGTTGCCATTTATTTTCCTCGTTGTTAAGTTATTATTATTTACCGATTATCTTTCTAATGCAGAGGATTGTTATCCAAGAAGGGCAATCATTGTACATTCTAAAGGTCTTGATTAAGCAATATTGTATAATAGATATTGTTGACAACGCACAATTATATCCATTTTTTAGGAATAGTAATTACTTCTCCAAACTCTATTGTTCCATCTTTATCTTCAGAATATGTGCCAAATAATGTTATAAAATCTTTTGTATCTTTGTATATCCAAAATTCACCAGTTTTACAAACTGCTGGTACTGCAGCATCCATTTGTGCTACAGATAACCAACCAGTTTGCGAAACACAGTCTAGCCATTTTATTGGCTTTTTAAGTTTCTTAAAATTAAACTTATGTTTTTTCTTGTCCTTTGTATGCCTTCTCATATAATTCTGTTACTCGTTTTACATAAGCAGGATCACGTCTACTAGAATCCCAATATCTAGGATCTTTTAACATAGATTTTAAATCATCTATATCAGCAGAAACATCTACCTGTGTTTGAGTTGTAGGCATATTGCTATCTTTTGTAAGTTTCATTACTTCTTCCAAAGCTTTTACTCCTTCAGCAGTTGCAGCAAAACCTGATATAGCATTATAAGCTTCTGGGCTTAAATGTTTTTTAGACCACAGTTCTGCAGCTTCTACTCTTTCTCTACCTGCATCTCCTAGTTTTTGTATTTCAAGATCAGTATTAGGAAGATTAGCAATAGCATTATCTACAAATACTTTTACACCTTCATCATATTGTTCTTGAGATAGACCTGCATTTTTTGCAGTTTGATTCCACCATTGTACTATAGGCATGTCATTACTAATATCTAAACTAACATTGCCATCTAGTTCTGGAACATTTAATTTATATTCCTCTGGTACACTTTGTAGTTTTTCATTTTCAATATCTGTTCTAATTTGTTTAGTCAGATCTTCTGTTCTAGAACCTAATTTAGATTCTAGAGAGTTATATGATGAAGCTAAGTTTTCTATATTAACTTCACCTTTTTCAGCATTCCAAAATTTTTCTTGTACATATTCTGGTCTAGAAGTCGTTTCTGAAGATTGCTCTGTAGCGACTGGTGCTGAATTAGCATTATCATCTGCCATCTTGTTCTCCTTTTGTTATACGAGTTTTAATTATGCCCACAAGGAATCGCATACCTTCCAAGTGAAACAATCTGTTGCTATCTATATTTGGCCCAGCAACAGCTTCTATTGTTATAGATTGCAAATAGTTTAAAACCTTTTTGCCTTCATCTCCTTTAAAGACATTAGCAAAATTTTTATTTAAGATCTGTTCTTCTTCTGCAGATCTTACATAACCGTCTATACTATTTGTTATTTTGGGCTTCTCTTTCTCTAGATCTTTCCAAGCCATATTACGCTCCTGGTGGAGCTTCACCTCCTTCTGGTGTTGATTGCATTTGTTGTAAACGCTGTACTAGCTCTTGTTGTTCTTCTTCATTTCTAATTAATCTTTCTGGAAGATTCATTTTTTCAGCTAGATATTTTGCAGTTGTGTTTTGGTCTACAATTAGATTAACCATTTGTGGCCCAAATGTAGCTCCAATAATTTCATTAAATCTAGTTACATCTGCAACATCTTGTAAATGTTGAGCTTGTGCTAGAGGTGAACGTGGAGCTATCTTAACTTCCCTACCGTTTACTTTAGGGATGTCTATTCTACCTTGTTTAGATAAAATTCTAATTATTCTTTTTAACAATGGAGTTATTAATTCAGATTGAAGTCTACCAAAAGAAGATCCTATTTGTCTTGATAGATCTGCCATTCTTTCAGAAACTTCGGTAGCTGTCATGGGTGTACCTTCTGGTCTACCAAGAGCTTCCATGTATAATGCTTTTTTAATATTTGTTCTCATATCATTTAAAACTAATTGAGCTACATCAAAGTTAGATGCAGAAGGTATAGGACTTAATCCTCTAGAACCTGGAGCTACAGGTATTAAAGATCCAGGTACTAATGATATATTGTCTGGATTAATTACACCATCATCTTCGTAAGTATATACACCAGATACTGACATCTGTGCATTTTGTAATATTAATTCTATTGTAAGATTACAAGTTTTAATTGCTGCCATTGCATTAAATACTGGCCCTCTACCATATACTTCGCCTGATGCCTTATTCCATCTAAATACTAAATAAGGATTAGAACCTTCGCCTTCAAATATTTCTTCATATAAAATATGTTTTGGACTATCCATAACAATACACATTTTATGTTTTTCTACATTTTCTTCATATATTTTATAAACTACTTCTATAATTTTAACTTTCTTTTTATTTTTTAAAGGATCAAAATTTTCTGGTAGTTTAGCTTTAGGATATAAAATTTTTATTTCGTGTGGTTTACAATATCTAGTTCTGTACACAGAATCTATTTTACCATCTGGGCCTGTGTTTAAACAAACTCTAGTTAATGGAACTGCTGTAAATTTAATTGGGTTTATTGCATCACCTTCTTCAACAAGCATAACTCCTGTACCAATTGCAAGATCCATAAACGATTCATGTATTTCTTGGTTAAAGTTTGATTGTTGTAATAATTGAAAAACGTAATCTGTAATTTTATCTAACTGTAAATTTATATTTGGTTTTTGTTCTGGTGGTATTTCTGATCCAGCTTGAAAGTCTGCCCATCTAGCAAAGGTAGGAGTTATACCTGCTTGTAGTCTTGATGCAAATTCTTGTACTCCAACTACTGCAGTTTCATCAAAAATTTTATCAGTTCTTTTTTGACCTGGAGATTCTTCATAAAAAGATTCTCTATTTGGAAGACAGTATTCATATGCTTCTTCAAACTTATCTTTCCAGTAATCTTTTATAGATTGTGCTTCTTTAAATTTTTTTAAAATTTCAGACGCTTTATCTTCTGTACCGTAATTAATTTCAGAGTTATCCAAGTAATCCATTAATTATAAAATCCTCTACCACCAGCTCTACCAAACAAAGATCTAGATGATGTTATTGATAATCTTTTTTTCTTATAAGCATCAGCTTGTTCTGCTGCAGCTTGATCTGCTTCTGCTTGTGCAGCTTTTTGTTGTGCAACATTTTCAGCTTCTATTTGCTGTGTTGTCTTAGTTTTAGTTTGCCCACCCTTATCGTTTCCACCCAAAATTACTTGTTTAGTTGTCATTGTACCATCTGCTTTTTTAACTTTAATAGTTTCTCGTCTATAACCTTGTTGTAAATTACCATAAGCATCAATCTGTCCAGACATTCTACCTTGCATGTATTTATCATAAGCTCTATTTTGTTCTGTTAAAGATAAAGCTTCAAACTCTGTTTTTGTATATCCAATATTTTGTTTAGCTCTACTAGATGCTAAAACCTTTTCATTAAAAAAAGTTCTTGTTTTAATAGACCCTGCTTGAAATGGGCCTTTCATTGCTTGTAATGCAGGTGGGCCACCTACAGTTCTATCTATTTTATCAGCACCAGATTTAATAAAATCTTTTTTTTTTCTGTCTTTTATTTTTTTTTCTGAATAGGTTGTGCCACCAGTTGTAACTGCTTCAGCACCTGATACGTCTGTATCTCTACCTGCTCTACCACCATCACCACTCATAGAAAAATCCTTTTTTAATCTGATTTGTTCCAAAATCGCTTATATCCTGCTTTACGCAACGCACAATATAATTGCCATGGAGTTATAATATACCATCTATAAAAACCTATTAATCTCATAACAAATGATACACAGCTTAATTCTTTTATTCTAAATAAATGCCAATCATCTTTTACTGGACATACTAATACCTCATAGTCATACAAGTAACCTAAAAAGTTTTCTGACTCTTGTTTAGTTAGATAGCTTGTCTTAATACCTGCGTGAGTAAACTCAAGATGTTCCCAAACATCTAAACTGGGTATGAATTTTAAGGCTCCACAATGATTAAATCCATGTGGAGGTTTCCACCACCATATCCATTTAGCATATCTTTGAGTTCCTCTACTATGAAAGTAGACTAACCATTCCTCTTGAACAGATCCCATACTTTTCTTTTTTTAGTTTTTTGTCCAGCAAATACATCCCATTCTTTTTTAGCAACAGTTGGTTGTGATTGTGATCTACCTGCTAGTAATGTTCTACCTTCTCCAGCACCCATCATTAAATATTGCAAAGCATCATGAACGTGAGAATATCTATTCTTATATGGTTTTTCATCATAACGATCTCCAGATGTTTGAAGTCTTCTATAATGATAACCACCATTAAATCCTTTTTTTAAATTAAGACATTGTGGATCTATTAAAAATCCTGCTTTACCATCTATAAGTCTTTGTAAAGCTGTGTCTACAGATTCTATTCTAAGAGCAACATCATTAGATGGTGCAGGTACAGCTTTTAATCCATAGTTTCTCATAATAGAAAAAGGAGTTCTTTCGTCTGTCTGTGATCTAAAATCACCAGCAGGATCTCCAAATATTTGTACATCATAGTTATTATAATTTTTTGCTATCTCACCTCTAAGTAATTCAGAAAACCTCATTACACCCATATCAAAACATACAAGCTCATTTAATATATTCCATCTACCCAATGCTGTTCTTTGACCAAAGACAGCAGCAGGAGTTAATCCAAAGTCTATACCTATAAACAAAGTTTGGTTAATAGATGGTTTTATTGTTTCTGCAGATATATGTATTTCTTGTTTAAAGTTTGGATATACTGGTTTACCTTCTTCTATGCTACCGAGTTTGTTTAAAACATAAACATCTATCCATCCTTTTGTTTTACCTCTAATAATATTAGGATAGTATTTAGGTGTTAGGTTTTTTTTATTTTCTGCATTATCATTTGGTATATATTCTTCTGTAAAACCTTCTTTGTTTTTCTTTTCAATCAAAGCAGATGGTTGTGTATGAAAACTCCAGTTGTCTGGTTTAATTAACATTAAAGCTTCATCACGAGATATATGATCTGGTACAGGTACATCACCTGCCATTATAGGCCACCAATGATCTTCTTCTGGTGCATTGGTATCTGCAATAACACCATACCATGTAGCACCACCATCTCTCATAGATGGAAATCTACCTACCCTCATAGTACAAGCATCTATAATAGACTTAGGTATTTCTCTAGCTTCATTTACCCATACACCTGTAAGCTCAAGAGATAATAGTTTCTTGACATCTTCTGGTCTATCAAGAGCTAAGAATATAACTTCTAAATCTATATCACCTCTTTGTATTTTATGAGTATAAGGTACTGACCAAGCAAAGTTACCCCAAGTATCTTCTGGAAACCAATCTAACCAAGTTTTAATTGTTGTAGTTCTTAGCTGTGGATTTGTATTTCTTATTACTGCCCATCTTGATTTACGAACACCTTGTGCATTTTTTTCTTGTAACAATGCTCGTCTAAATATTTCTATACAGCAAGATACAGATTTACCAGAACCTACTGGCCCTCGTAATCCTCTAAAGAAGTCATCAGACTTCATAAACTTTTTTAAAGTTTGTCCTTCTGGTTTATAATTAAAATTAATCGACATTAGTACCTACATTTGCTTTAAGCAGTTTGTAGATAGTTTCTTCTCCAAAAGCTTCTACTAATTTATCAGCTTCTTTGTCGGTTATCATATGCGTAGGATAATGTTTAAGATGTGTATTCTTAACAATAGTACGAAGTCTTCTTCTGTCTTTTAAACTTAAAGTATTGAGGAACGACATTCTTGTACCTTTAGTTCTAGTAGTACAGCTTGTAATATTTCAGCTTCTGTACCATATTTTTCTATAAAATTTTTTTTATCTAAATGTATACCTGTACATCCTTGATGATGTTCAAAGCATAATGGAATAACTTCAAAGTGAGAAGATCTTCTTCCCATACCTACATTGCCTTTACCATTGTTTCTAATATGGTGTAAGGTAGCAGGTGCTTTACAAACATAGCACCCTAATTGGGCTACCTTATCCATATGCAATTTTTCAGCTTTGGTTGCCATTACTTTTTCTTGGCAGACATTATTTTCTTTTTTAAACCTTCAGGTAAATTTTTTTGTTTTCCTGTTAGTCCTTTGCTTTTGTTTGCTGGTCTTCCTCTTTTTGAACCGTAGGTTCCTTTTCCGTAAGGCATTGTTTCTCCTCTTGTGTTATTTCATAATATGTAGCTCTACATCCGTCTGGGATAGCAGCACTACATTTCTGCATAGCTATAACATCATTATCAGCAGAAAACAATATTTCTTTTTTGAGGGTATCATCCCTCCATATTTTACAAATATAATCCATTTATCTAAATCTTCTAACTTTGGCAGCAATGCTTTTTGGTTGTTTAACAAATTGTTTTCCAGAAGCTTTGCCTTTTCTTTTGGCAGCAGTTGTTCTTGCATATTCAGATGCACTCAAAGATTTAATAGCTTTTTCTGGTAAATATCTTTCTCCTGTTTCAGAAGACTTCTTACCAGACTTGGTTCTCCACTTTTGTTTTCCCCAAGCTTTTAAACTTCTTTGAGATTTAGCTAATGCCATTATTTATATCCACCACCAGCAGCTTTATATTTCTTAGCAAGTAATTGGGCTTTTCTAGCTGACCATTGTCCAGCTTTAGTTCCATGTGTTGCTGATGATTTGATTTGATTAAATAATCTTTTTCTTAGACCAGGTTTCGTATAGTTACCTGCTTTGTTTACAGTACTCATCTTT